GTGGTTCATATACCTATCGCGTGTTTAAAGCATCTGACCTTAGTGCAACTGAAACCATTACAATTGGTGCTGGTGGCGCTGGTGCTGCGGGCCAGACAGCAAATAGCACCAACGGAACTGCTGGTTCAACTGGCGGCAATAGTTCCTTTGGCACAAAACTTTATGCTTTTGGCGGCGGCGGCGGCTCTAATATTTCTAACGTATCTAGCAATGGCGGCGATGGAGGTTCTCGTATTGGCGCTACTGGCGGCGGCGGCGCGGGTGCATCGGGGGCCACTGCTAACGGTGGGAATGGAGTTAGCTTTGGGTTTGGCGGCGGCGGCGGTTCGACTATTGTCACCGCGCCAGCTAACGGTGGAAACGGCGGTGGTGGCGGTATCGCTGGCGGCGGCGGGGGAGGCTCTGCTTCGCAAGACGGCTATATTTCGGGCGCTGGCGGCACTGGCGGCAACGGCTACGTCCGCGTATACTCTTGGTAAAGGTTATGAACATGCGGTATGCAATCGTTGAAAACGAAAAAGTCGTAAATATCGCTATTTCTGACGCGCCGTTGGATAGCAATTGGATTGCCAGCGACACGGCAGTTATTGGCGATGAGTATAAAAACGGCCAGTTTACACAGCCTGCGCCTGACTATGACGCTCAATGGGCCGTTATTCGGGCTGAACGCAATGCAAAGTTGGCGGCCAGCGATTGGACGCAACTTTCTGACGCGCCTGTCGATAATCTTGCTTGGGCTGTTTATCGTCAAGAATTGCGCGATATAACAACGCAAAGCGACCCATTCGCCATTGAATGGCCATCTCAACCATTAGCATAAGATTTGGTGATATGGACATGAACTTCGGTCTCGACACGCTCCTAACTGTCATCGCTGGCATTTTCGGCCTAATTGGCGTTTGGACGCAACTTAGTAATCGGTTAGCAATCCTTGAGACTAAGCTGGAATACGGCGACGAGAAGTTTAGCGCGATTGACAAGAAGTTCGACGAGGTAATGATGCACCTCCGCCGGATCGAAGATAAGTTGGATAACAAGGCAGATCGGTAATGGCCTCTGGCAATTTCAACAATTGCTTGAAAGTGATCCTGCATCACGAGGGCGGGTTTGTTAACCATCCCCGCGATCCCGGCGGCATGACTAACCTTGGCGTAACCAAAAAGGTCTATGAAGAGTGGATCGGCCACAAGGTTTCAGAGCAGATTATGCGAAAACTGACCCCAGCGCTTGTTGGGCCGCTCTATCGCAAGAAATACTGGGATGTTTTGAAGTGTGAAGGCCTTCCGAAGGGTCTTGACCTGTGCGTTTTCGACTTTGGGGTGAACGCTGGGACTAATCGCTCAGCTCGATACCTCCAACGCATCGCCGGGGTGGCCGAAGATGGCGTAATCGGCCCTAAAACGCTCAGAGCGCTAACAAATAAGACTGTTGAATTGGGTGTAAATGCGCTGATTGATGGTTTTCAGGACGCTCGTCGCACCTATTACCGCAAATTGAACACATTTCCTACGTTTGGCAGGGGATGGCTTCGCCGAGTTGATGAAGTTGAAGCGTCTGCCAAGGCAATGGTGGCGAAATGACCTTCTCCGACATGGAGCAGAAGGCGCGTGAGCTAGTTCGCGTCTGGTGGAGGCCAATAACTTGCATTGGTATAGCTGGCGGCGTTATTGTAAACGCAATCGCACTCCCGTTAATCAACAGCGAGCCGATCTCTCTAACCGACTTGGCAGCGACGATTGCTTCATGTGCAACAATCTTCGCAGTCAGGGAATGGGGCAAGATAAATGGGGCCGAGTAATCCGATCTTTGCGTATGTGGCGGGAGGCGCTCTTATTGTTGGTGTCGCCGCCGGATGGAAAGTAAGAGACTGGCAGTGTGATGCTGCCTATTCCGCTGCGCTTGAGAAGGCCGAAAAGCAGCGCAAACAGATGCAGGGGAAAATTGATGAGGTTTCTTCGCTTTACGAAGCCGAGCGCAATCAAGCCGATATGGTGGTCGCCGGAACGCGACAAACGATCCGCGAGATTTATCGCGATTTGCCGGATGTTCCTGCTGATTGCGCTCCTGATGCTCGTGTTGTCGGGTTGCTCAAAGGCAGTCTCAATCGCGCCAATGCCGCAGCCTCCGGCAAACCTAGCGAGTGAGTGTCAGCCGCTTCCAAAAGTGCCAGATTTGCTTACCGATCCAGAGCGCGCTATTTGGGAACTTGAAATAATTGCAAAATATGGTGATTGTGCGCTACGTCACAGGTTGACTGTTGAGGCTTGGAGAGAAGCCAATAAGTCAAAACGATAGAGGGGAGCATATTATGGCCCAGACATTTACAGACGATGAGTTTATTAAAGCGTGGCAAGAAGCTGGTGGAAGCCCGCGCCGAATGCACGAAATAACTGGCTTTGCAGAGCGCCAAATCTACGCACGGCGCACAAAATTAGCCGCTAAAGGTATCTTCCTCCAGTCAAAGCCTCGCGGCCATACTCACGGGGCTTGGTCGCATGATGACGTTGGTCGTGCGTATAAGAAGCAAAATCAACTAAACGTCTTTGACGGAACGATCATCATATTTTCGGACGCTCACTGGTGGCCCAATCAGGCGCGCACTGTAGCTAATGAGGCGCTGCTTCTTCTCATTAAGGACTTGAAGCCAGCAGCCGTGGTTGCAAATGGCGACTTGTTCGATGGCGCTAGAGTATCGCGTCACGCTCCCTTGGGCTGGGCTGAACTTCCATCCGTCAAGGAAGAGATGGAGATTTGCCAAGATCGCCTCAGTGAGATCGAGATGCTGCTTCCCAAGGGTTGCGGTAAGTTCTGGAACGTTGGCAACCATGATGCGCGCTTTGATCGGGCGCTGGTTACTAACGCCGCAGAGTATGATGGCGTTGTAGAGCGCCTTGAGAATAAGTTTGATCGTTGGGACTTTGCATGGTCGCTGATGGTCAACAACTCGACGATGATTAAGCACCGCTATCACAACGGCATTCACGCCGCGTATAACAACGCTTTGAAGGCTGGATGCTCGATTGTTACCGGGCATCTTCATCGCCTTGCTGTGACCCCTTGGGCGGACTATAATGGTCGCCGTTGGGGTGTCGATACGGGGACGCTTGCTAATCCTCATGGCCCACAGTTTGATTACGCTGAAAATAACCCTTCTCCTCACACATCAGGATTTGCAGTCCTGACTTACAAGGATGGAATGCTTCTTCCGCCTGAACTCGTGGAGGTTCTAAATGAGAAAGCGTATTTCCGGGGCCAATGTGTATACGACGGAGGAAATAGCGATGACGATCTCGGCAATTGAGTTTCTGGAACGTGCCGCTGACCTGATGCTTGAGCGCGGCAAGGAATACGATAGCCCAGATGGCGAGCGTAGCATGGCATCCACTGTTGCAGCGTTCAATGTCCTGACTGGGAACATCCTATCAGAGCAGGAGGGTTGGCTATTTATGCTCCTCCTGAAGATCGCTCGGCAGCACCAGTCGCCTAACTGGCATCAGGACAGTTCAGAGGATGCAATCGCTTATGCGGCCCTAATGGCAGAAGCATGGCAAAATGCAGACGATGATGATATAGAGATCATATTTACGTTCTCTCCTGATGATGATGAGTAACTATGACCCTTATTCCGCTGAATATCCCTCCCGGCGTTTATCGCAGCGGCACTGAGCTTCAGTCTGCTGGGCGTTGGTATGATGCCAACTTAGTCCGGTGGACTGAGGGTGCTATGGCCCCAGTAGGGGGATGGGATAAGCGGACGAATACCACGGTTAGCGGTAAGGCTCGTGGCTTCATCACATGGAAGACGAATAACGGCATCCGTTTTGCGGGGATCGGGACTTCATCAAAACTCTATGTTATGACGCAATCCAGTGGTATTGTTGACATTACTCCTGTTGGTTTTGTTGCGGGTTCTGGTGATGCTACTGCGGGCGCTGGTTACGGGATTGGGACTTATGGCACTAGCTATTATGGCACACCTCGCCCTGACACTGGTTCTGTAACCCCGGCAGTAACTTGGAGTTTTGATACTTGGGGTGAGTATCTCGTTGGGTGTTCAACATCTGACGGAAAGCTATATGAGTGGCAATTGGATGTAACCACTCCAACTCCAGCCGCTGCAATCACCAACGCGCCAACTAGCTGTCAGGGCTTGCTTGTTACGGCTGAGCGCTCATTGTTCGCTTTGGCCGCTGGCGGAAATGCTCGCAAAGTCCAATGGTCTGATCTCGAAGACAACACTGTATGGACACCTGCGTCTACAAATCTGGCTGGCTCTCAGCTTCTACAGACTGGTGGTAAAATCCTCTGCGGACGGCGCGTTCGCGGCCAAAACCTCATCTTGACGGACATTGACGCGCACATCAGCACCTACGTTGGGCAGCCTTTCGTCTATCAGTTTGAAATTGCGGGCCGCGCTTGTGGGATTGTTTCACCGAACGCCATTTCGGTTTTAGATAACGCCGCTGTATGGATGGGGCAAAAGGGTTTTCATATTTACGATGGATATGTAAAGCCGCTTCCTTGCGAAGTTTACGATTACGTTTTCAACAACATTAACACGACCCAACTTTCAAAAGTTTACGCAGTCAACAACGCGCAATATAACGAAGTTTGGTGGTTCTATCCTTCTGCTAGTTCCAACGAGAACGATAGTTACGTTGCATGGGATTATGTTGAGAACCACTGGACAGTTGGAAGTTTAGCTCGAACCTGCGGCGCTGACCGTAGCGTGTTCCGCAACCCGATTATGGTTGATCCTAGCGGTTATATTTATGACCACGAAGTTGGCCTGAATTACGATGGAGTTCTTCCGTTCGCAGAAAGCGGCCCAGTTCAAATCGGTAACGGTGATAACATTATGTATATCAACGAACTGATCCCTGACGAGAAAAATCAGGGTGGCGTTGTTGCTACATTTAAGACCCGATACTATCCCAACGGCAGCGAAACATCTTACGGCCCATATAGCCTGACTAATCCAACTTCTGTCCGGCTTAACGGGCGGCAAATCAAGATGCGCGTCACGACAACAAGCCCGACGACTGACTGGCGTGTTGGTGTGCAGCGACTTAACGCTGTTCCGGGTGGTCGTCGATGAGGCTTAAAATCCCGACACCTGCTGTGGAATATAATTCACAGACAATGGCTCAGGTTAACCGCCTTATCGAGCAGGTGGTTAATAATTCATATCAAAAAGGCGATGACGTTGGCGTGTATCAGCCAGCCAAGCTGATTGCGTCCGATATGTCGTTTGTCACGACTGACACGCATACGCCAGCCGAAGGGACTCTTTCGTGGAATAGCACGGACAGCACCCTTGACCTTGGCATGGAATACGGCGTTGTTCAGCAGATCGGCCTTGATACCTATGCCCGTGTAGAAAATATGACTGGCTCAACGATGGCTAAGGGAACTGTCGTTGGTTTTGCGGGCGTTGGGACAAACAACGTTTTATCTGTTTCGAAATACCTTGCTGACGGCTCTACTCCGACACTCTACATTCTAGGCGTATTGGCTCACGAACTTCCCGATAGCGGTGAGGTTGGTTTCTGTCAGACTTGGGGCCATCTGAGGAACGTCAACACAAGCGGCTTCTCAGTTGGTGATATTCTCTACGCATCTCCAACAACGGCTGGCGGCCTGACGAACGTAAAGCCGACTGCTGCTGACAACGTTGTTCCGCTTGCAGCTGTGTTGAAGGTAGGAACAACGGACGGCGAGTTGTTCATTCGCCCGACGATTGAGCAGCAATACTATAACGGACAGTTCACCAAGAACGCATCGATCACTCCAGCGGCGGCTAATACGGCCTATGCGCTGGCATGGGATACGACAGTCATCACTGAGGGCATTTCCCTTACAGGAAGCCCAACAACGCGCCTGACAGTGGCTCACAGCGGCCTTTATAACTTCGCTGCTCGTATCCAGTTCTCATCCGCTAACTCCAACATCAAATCTGGTTGGATGTGGCTGAAGAAAAACGGCACAACAAATATCGGCTCCAGCACGGCCATTGGCTCCCTAAAGGATAGCGGCGGTTATCTGGTCTTGCAGATCAATGACTTCGTGTCCCTTGCTGCCAACGATTACGTTGAACTTATGTGGGCGGTGGACGATACAGGGTTGCAGCCAACAAATGTAGCATCAACGGCATTTGCTCCATCTGCACCATCTGCCCACGTTGCTGTGACGCAGGTGCAACAGTGAAGAATATCGTTGAAGATTTTATCCGCTGCAAAAAGTATATCGACGCAGCGCTTGAATACACAAAGGGGACGCACTCCATTTCTGATATTTGGAATGGGATCGTCAACGGAAGTTTTCAGTTCTGGCCGGGTGAGAGATCGGCGGTTGTAACTGAAATACAAATCTTCCCCCAGCGTAAGATTATGCACATTTTCTTGGCTGGTGGAGATTTGGACGAACTTCTCGAAATGGAGAAGTCGGTAAGAGCCTACGCAGAAACTATTGGCTGTAATTCAATGTCAATATCTGGTAGACGGGGTTGGGTAAGGATTTTCGAGAGCCAAGGGTGGAAAGAGGTTAGCACCACTGTGGCTAAGGAGCTTTAAGTATGTCCAAGGGCGGTCAGACTGCGACACAATCGACCACGCAGCAGCTTAATCCATTTGTTCAGGATTTGATGACACGCGGTTTCAACGCCGCACAGAACGTGGCTGCGATCCCGTATCAGGCATATCAGGGGCCTCGTATTGCAGGTTTCCGCCCGCAGGAGCAGCAAGCCTTCCAGATGGCTGAACAGGCTGTTGCCAACCGCGTAGGCGCTCCTCAGCTTGAACAGGCCACTATGGCCGCTCAGAGGGCCGCTGGATACTCTCCCGCTCAGTTCCAGCAGGACGTTCGTGGCTTCATGTCTCCGTATCAGGAGAGCGTTGTAGATGCGACGATGCGCCGACTGGCTCAGAGCCGCGCAGAGCGTGATGCTGCAACCAAGGCCCAGATCGCCTCATCTCGCGCATTCGGTAACGAGCGCCGTGGCGTATACGAAGCCCAGTTAGCTGGTGAGCAGGATTTGAACACCGCCCAGACTTTGGCGAACCTCTATCAGCAGGGTTATGGTCAGGCCGCTGGCTTCGCACAGAACCTCCCAACGCAGCAGTTGGCTGGCGCATCTCAGTTGGCTGGCTTCGGCGCACAGGCGCTGTCTCAGGAACAGGCTCGTCAGCAGATGTTGGCTCAGGCTGGTCAGGCACAGCGTCAGATGGCGCAGGGCAACCTCGATCTCGCCTATCAGGACTTCCTTGCACAGCGCGGCTATCCGCTGGAGCAGCTCAAAATCCTTCAGTCTGGGATTAGCGGCATTCCTGCAACGACCTCCTCAACAACGACCAGCACGGCTCCGGGGCAGGGCTTCCTTGGCACTGCTGGTGATATTCTTGGCGTTGCTGGCGCTGCTAAGAGCCTATTCAGCAATGACTCGGCAAAGCTAAATGCGCTTAAGGGGATTTTCGGAGGGCTTATCTAATGGCTTTTGAAGATTACCTTTCCCGCACAGGCTATAAACGTCAGTTCCTTGACACAAACCCAGAAATGGGTGGAGCCGCCACTCCTGCAAATCCTACTGCTACTGGCCGTGAAGACCTAACCAATCGCCTTCTTCAGATTATGTCTGGAAACCTTGGCGGTTCGCTTACTGGCGGAGAGCGTCTTTCAGCCCTTGGCGCGCTTCTCAAATCGGTTTCCCGTGGTAGCCAGACCAACCCGCAGGACGTTGTTCGCGGCATCCAGCAGCAGAAGATGGCCGAAGTTCAGGGAGCGTTGCAAATCCAAGAGCTTCGCAGGGCGGCTGCTGAGAAGGCCCAAACAGATGCCTTGAAGGCTGAATATGTTTCTCAACTCTCAGAAACTAACCCACAATTGGCGCGAGCTATCGCTCTTATGTCTCCAGAAAAGTTCTCTGAGTTTGTAATTGAGCAGAACAAGCCGCAGTCTCCGCAGCGCCTTGCATTTGACCCCCTTGGCCGCCCGCGTGACCCAATCACTGGCGCTATCATTAACCCTACCGCTCGCATCCAACGTCTACCGACGATTGCAAGCGATGAAGAGTATGACGCACTTCCTTCTGGGACATCATTCGTTGATCCTGAAGGTAATATTCGGAGTAAACCATAATGGGATGGCGTGACGCACCGATTGTAAAGGCTGGCCCAGAAGCTCTTCAGAAGCCAGTTTCTCCCACTGAGACCCCCGGTTTCCGTGGAGCCGTTGCTGGTGCTGAAACATCTGCAACGGAAACGATTAAGGCTGGTCTAAAGCCCCAGACAGAAGCTGCAACAGCTGCTGCAACTGCCAATATACCGACACAGGCAATCTATCAGGACTTGGCATCAGCAAAAACGCAATTGACGAGCGTTGCAAAACAACTTGACCGCGCAGAACAGATTTATGGACGCTCCCTAAAGGGCAAAGAGCCGTGGCGTGTTGTCCGTGAATACTTTCCCGGCGCGTTTCCCGGTGATAACGTTTCAAAGGATGTTGGCCGTTTTAACACGGCTGCAAGCCAACTTTACTCATTGGCGAGCCAGATCACTCGCGTTCCGGGTGAAGGCGCGCAAGATATGCGTGAGTTTGCCCAGAAGCTGGAAGCATTCAAGCCTACCGCCGATGATAAGGACGAGGTGATTGAGGAAAAGTTGACTGGTCTTCGCTCTCTTATCAATGAGCGTCTTGGCTTCGTCAACAGCCGTCTTTCTGAGGTTAAGAAGCCTACACCTAATATCAACCGCACTCGCGCAATGATGGGAGGAACCAAGGCTCCGAAGGTAATTAAGTTCGACCGATTTGGGAACCGAATGTAATGGCAATTAAGGCGCAACTTCCTGATGGCACTGTCTTGGAGTTTCCAGATGGAACGCCTGATGATGTCATTGATAACGCTGTAAAGCAGCAACTTGATGCTGGCGCTCAAGATGAGAGCGTTTTGCGTGGTCTTTATCTTGGCGCACGTGAGCCTTTAGATATTCTTGCAACGCGCTTAGAGGGTTTGCCGGGTGTTGAGGGTATTAACCGCCTTGGCGCGGCCCTTGGGCTTCCTACGGCCCGTCAGACGCTTACTGAAGCAGATATTCAGCGCCGTCAGAATGTTGCTCCTGTTAGCCAGTTGCTTGGTAATATCGCCGGGACGGCAGCCATTCTTCCCGTCCGCGCTGTAGCGGCTCCCGCTACGATTGGTCAGGCGGCCCTCGGAGGTGGTTTAGCTAGTGCGCTTATGTCTCGCGCTCAAGATGTTCCAGAAATGCTTGGTGACGTTGCTTCTGGCGCTGCTATTTCTGGCGCACTAAAGCCTGTTGCAGACGTTGTCTCTGGAACCATTGCTCCGACTGTTAGCCGTGGAATCCGTCAACTTCGAGAAGAAGGTATCGCGCCGACTTTAGGGATGATCGCTGGTGAGGGTGGTAGCCTTCTCGGTCGGGGCGTTCAGAAACTCGAAGAAGCAGCAACAAGCCTTCCCGGCATTGGTGATCTTGTCCAGTATGCTCGTGAGCAAGTTGGTGACGAGTTTGAACGGGCCGCCCTTAATCGCGCCGCTGGTTTCGTTGGCCGTGTCGTCCCTAAAGACCTCCAAGGCGAAGAGGCCGTTGGCTGGGTTAAGGGCAAGTTGCAGCAAGCCTATAACAAACTCGTGCCAAACCTTGAGTTTAATGTCACAAAGGACTTTGCTCAAAAGTCTCGCCAGATATTTGACGATCTTGGCGTTCCAAGCAGCCGGAAGGCTTTGCAGCGTGATTGGCTCGCTATCATTAAGGATAGCATTACAGACTTAGCCGATGAAAACGGATTTATCCGCGGTAAAAACCTTCAGGACGCATTGAGCCGACTTGGTAAATCTTCAGAAGTGTTCATGAAGTCAGCTGATCCATTTGAGCGCCGCCTTGGCACTGGCGTTGCAAATCTACGTCAAACGTGGATGGACGCTCTTGCTGAGCAAAATCCAGCGCAAGCGGTTGCTCTTCGTCAGATTAACTCCGGGTGGGCGCATCAGGCGCGATTGAAGAAGGCTGCTGCTGGTGCTCAAGGTAAGATCACCCCATCGTCTCTTGATCGTGCTGTTTCTGCATTTGGTAAGGGAGAGCGCCGTGGGCCTTACGCTGATTTAGCTCGCGCTGGCCGTAATATTCCGTCTCGAACGCCTGATAGCGGAACTGCTACGCGCCTTGCTCGTAATGTTGCTCTTACTGGCGGCATCGCCGCTGGAGGACAGGGTATTGCAGAGGCACTTGGTTACGAAGGATTGATTACACCGCAACAGGCCGCAGCAATTGCTCTTATCGCCGCGCCATATACTCCTCAGGGACGTAAAGCGATTGCATCAATTCTCGGTCGTCAGCCTAGCAAGGCCTCTCAGGCTGTTGGCGTTGCTTCCCGTGCGCTTCTCAGCCCCGCAGCCGTTGCTGGCCTAACAACAAGCCGTCAGGGACAATAATGAAGAAACTCGCTGCTCACGTTGATGCAATGGCGCAGAAGTATGGTGTCCCCGCATCTCACGCTCGCGCCATCTTTCAGATCGAAAGTTCTGGCGGAAAGAATACAGGCCCGTCTCGTGCTGGTGCGCGTGGCCCAATGCAATTGATGCCTGATACCGCTAAGGAACTTGGCGTTGATATTGATAATCCGCTTGAGAACATCGAGGGCGGTGTAAAATACTACTCCAAACTACTGAAGCGCTTCGGTGATCCGATCCTTGCTGTGGCAGCTTACAACGCTGGCCCCGGCAATGTTCGCAAGGCTGGCGGCGTTCCTCGTTTTAAGGAAACCCAAGATTATGTTCGCAAGTTTACGAGCATGGTGGGCGCTACTAACCTCATGGACAAAATGGCTTCACCATTAGCTCGTTCGCAGCCCGGTAAGCCTCTGAAGATGACCCTTGCTGATCCTGAGCCTTACACGCCAAAGGCCATCGACATTGAAGCTGAAACGGAAAGCAACTTCGCATCGCTGCTCTCTGGTCTTGGTAAAAAGAAGCGCAGCAAGAAGTCTAAACCTATGGGTATTCTGGCAGGGTTGATCTAATGGCTCAAGCACCGCGTAAGTTCTCAATCGCTGATGTTCTTGGCTTTGGCGCTTCTCCAAGGCGTGATTTGACGCAAGGCTATCGTCGCGAAGTTGGGAAGATCAAGCGTGGCGAAAAGTTGCAAGGTTCGATCTCTCGTGCGCGCCCAACTGCCGCTCAAGAACTTTCCCAATTGCTAACCCCCGACACTCGTGGGGGCGCTGAGTTTGCAAATCGCTTAACCCCCGCGATCGAGAACATTCCTCTTCTTGGCGGCCTTCTGAGCCTTGTTGACGCTCGTCGTGCGTATAATGCTGGCAATTCTGGTCAGGCTGCTGGCCTTGGCATTCTAGCCGCTTTGGGTGCTATTCCGGGGGGTAAGGCTGGAAGCACTACAACCCGAAAGTTGGCTGAAGAGACATTCGATCCTGCTCTTTATAAAATCATTAAAAGGGACGTTCCAGAGATCAATAAGATGACTGTTGATCTAGAAGAAACTGGGTCGAGCGTAGTCCCAGAAAAAATTAATGTTGAAGATTTGATTGGACGTCCATTTATATCAACAATGGCCGATCGAACGGCAGCCGGTAAAAGAATAGTTGGAATTAATAATACGAACCTAAATCTGCCCGTCAATTTGCAGGGCGGTCAGGATTTTATGTTCAATCCAACCACGGAAGGCGCTCTGTGGGCATCTGCAAAAAATCCCGTTACAGCGATCAGAAATGTTGCGAATCAGCTTTATAGGGATACTGGAAAGAAGCCGCTGTTTCTTCCATTCCGCATGGCTGGCGCTGGATCGGATTTTGCTACAATGACTGGCGAGACAATGATGTCTTATGCCGATGCGGTTCTTGGGGCTGCCGATAAAAGCAGCGTCAATAAGCTAATTGGAAAATATATCCCTAAGTTTGCTGGGATCGATAATCCAAAAGGTTATGAGCAATTCCGCGCTTTGAGCGGAGGAAAACGTAAGGAAGTTCAGGCTGCTTTAAGTGATGCGCTGAAGGGGGAGGGTGGCCTCTCACTTGAACAGACTAGAATGGCAATCGTCGATCCAAATCAAATTAATAAGCCAAGTTACTTCTTGCAAAATGTTGGCGAGATTGATCCAGAGGCTGCAATGATTGCTCGATCTGGGCATCCATCATATGAGGCCGGATTCGCCGGAAAACCCCTTGGCATATTAGCAGATGAAATAAATGTTGCTGAGATTTTGCCAAACTTCCAGAAGGCTTATGGGATTGAAAATCCATTCGCATACTCAGGCCAAAATACAAAATGGACTCCGGAGGAGGCTGCTGCCCGCGGATTGAAAAGCAATACCGCGAATACAGGTAAATACCTTAGAAGCGCAATTAGCTCCGGAATATTAACTGAAGATATGGCTAAAATTATTGCTGGCCGTCGATAGCCCTGTGCAAATATTCAGGCTTAAACCGATCGGCATATTCTGCGTATGGGGTTTGTTTTATAAATGAAATAACAAAATCATGGTCGATCGTTTCCTTGCCAGTCGCAACGCAATGGGCAACAAGCATCTCAAGGCCGTATTTTAAATTATTAGGGATTCGGGTTCCGTAGTTAATAGTTGGGTAGAACTTCATGGCTAAAAAATCCTCTTCTAAAGAAACCCCGTGGCAGCCGCAGCAGCGCAAGAAGCGCCGTCATCAACCCACTGGTCTACGTCATCGCAAGAAGTTAGGGCCGCGCTCTCATTTGAGATAACGGGAGCAGTTATTAGCTGCCCCCGTCCCCTCACTCGTCGTCAATAGCATTCTGGGGAGTTTCAGGCGGAAGCTCTTCAGGCAGCCGCGCATAATCCTCTCCAGCGTTGATAATCTCGCGGAGGGCTGATTGAACCAGCTCCCCACGATCCCACTGACCTCCCATTACGCCACGATACACCACTGAGCCTTCTACATAGGCTTTTGCGACTTTCTCACGCGCTTCTGGCAGGAACTTTGCCATTGTTTCCTCCATCCTTAAAACTGCGCATCTAAATCGTCATCAAGGGGCTGGGGCTGATAGCCGTTACCCTTTGCGACATTGTGCGAGTCAAGCGGCTTTTGGTTGTCAGCACGGGACATAAACTCAACCTCATCCACTGTAATGTTAAGTTGTGTCTTTCCCTCATACTCGCCAAGTTGAAGCGAACCTGCAACTGCAACCTTTGCCCCCTTGAGAAGATATTGCTGAAGGTTTCGCGCCCGCTTGCCCCATAGGCTACACCGATACCAGTTAGTCGTCTTGGCATCACCAAACCCCTGAGACACGCCAACCGGGAAGCTAAGAACATCTTCCCCTGCCTTGGTTTGCTTCAATTCTGCGTCACGACCAAGGCCGCCTGTAATCGTAATCTTCTGCATCTCACATCCCCAGTGCTGAAATATAGGTATCGAGAACGGCTTCCCATTCCTGACGCTCGTGGCTTTCCATCGCCCGCAGCTTGATGATCTGCCGCATAATCTTGGGATCATAGCCCCGTGACTTGGCTTCCGAATACACCTCACGAATGTCGTCGGAGATACCTTTCTTCTCTTCTTCAAGGCGCTCGATGCGTTCAATCAGTAAGCGCAACTCTTCTGCTGCAACCATCTCACTCATAGTAATCACTCCATTTTACGTTATGCTTCGCCCCGTAGGCGTATATGCACTCAATCAGGTCTGACATTTGGGCCTTGGTCAGCCGGGATGAACTGAAGCCTAATGGGAAAGGCTTTCCGTCGATCCCGTGTTCAAATGAAACCTCGTGGCCACAAGCGGCCATGAAGATGCACTTCCAAACTTCTGGGATATGATGACGGCCCTCCGGCTTCGCACGGCTGATGTCAGACAACATGGCCCACATCTTTGCGTTCTGGTCGTCACTCCGCTTCTCTGGGCTAATCTTTACCACTGCGTTGTCAGGAGCCTTGTCGATGAGGCTCTTGGCTAAATCACGCTGGTATTGCCCCCGCAGGTGAACGACTTGTGACATTTCTAATCTCCTTCTTTCGTTTCTAACTTGTGTCGGTGAGGGCTGGCTTTGAAAAACTCCTCTGCCAGCTTTTTCATATTGATACCATGCGCCTTCTGGAAAGTTTCCTCTCCCTGCATATGCTGCTGATTGTGGCAGTCTTTGCAGAGCGATATACACCACCTGTCTGAAGGCTTGATACCCATCCCGCCGTCCGTTCCGACACGAACGTGGGCGCACTCGATAGCGTCAGTTCTTCCGCAAGCTGAACAAGCGAAGCCACGAACCCAAGCCCGATGTGCTGGACTCCTCTTCCCTCGATCCGCCTTTTCCGACTTTTGCTTTATTCTTTGCGGTAGAGCCATTGCCCTCTCCCTTCAAAACGTAACGAGCAACACGGCGCTCGTGTCCATGACGATCAATGACGTAATCCCATGTAGTCTCAATATCGTTACCAGCCTCCCGCAAGTCATTAATGCGCGATGCAAGCCGATACACTCCAAGCTCATTGAGCGCTTGCATGGGGCCTATAGGGGCCTTCTTCAGCCAGCTAAGAACCATTTCATTCTGCGTCATTAGAAAATCTCCTGTTCAGTTCTTCAATGTCACGCTCCACTTCACCAAGAAACTCAGCCACCTGCTTTTCAATTTCAGCAATGGCCTCATCGTCCCTTTCTACGCGAACAACGAAAAGTCTAAGATGCTCTGGAAGGCGCGGATCGAATGACACGAAATCGCACCACTGCCGATCAATACACCTCATCTGCCAAAGCATCTGCTTCATATATTTCGACGGGGCCTTCTGGGATCGAAGCGTCTCAATATGCGTTGTTGTATTCGGACACTTGATCTCGATCAGCCCATCATCCCCAACAAGGCCGTCAGGGCTTGCGTGAGTGTATTTCAGCACTGGGTGGTAAGCGATACCCATCTCATCAACGAATGAGCCTGTATGGGCCTCATACGCCTTTCTAGCGGCATCTTCGTTATCCTTGCCCCATTGCATAGCTGCGTTGGTAAAGGTTTCTACTGGAACCCCAGTGAGGCGCTCCGCGATGATCCGATTTTTCAGGCTCTCTCGCGAAGCGCCCCAGCCCCCCTTGGTGGTCGCTAGTGCCTCGTTGATCTGGCTTGCCCCCAGTGAGCCACAACGCGCCAGCAACCACTCTTCTGTCCCCTGCTCCATATCCTTATCCCTTTCTATTTTTCCGCAAATCAAGAAGCTCACTAAACTTGTCGGCAATTTTTTTGTTTTGTTCAGATGCTTCTAACGCCCATTCTAGCGCCTGAATTAGCTGATCCCTACTCATGTCACCGACTTTTAGAATTCCTTCATCGAACACAAAAAGTGCGTTATCCACCTTTGAAAGCGACTTCATTTTACGAAGTTTTCTTTTTTTCAAGAACCCCAACAACATAATCAAACTGCTCCTGCGTCATCTCGTTAAGGCCGTTCACTTTCAGCTTCTTGCAGATTGCGACAACGTCGGACTGCGTCTGCATGATTAGGTCTTGAACAACCTCAAGCTGATCCCGGTCAATGCGCTGGGAGTTATAGTTAGTCGGCTTGGCGGATGCGGCGTTGCCATCGTCATCTTCTGTCGCAAGACCGAACGCCAACTGTAGACCATAGCGGCGAGCGTAGCTGTTTGCAGATCCATACGCATGTGCGCTGTTCTTTTCTGCCGGGACGAAATAAATACCAGCAGACAACTCACCAGTATCATGAATGTAAAATGTCTCTACTGCACTTCCACCATCACGATCGTGAGAAAACTGGCGGAACCAAAGCCCGTGCTTACGGATCGGCTCAATAGCTTCCATTATTGCGCCAAGGTCTGCATACTTTGATTTAAACGCAGGATTGGCCTTGTTCTTCTTTGCGCTTTCCAGTTCAGGAAGAGCGGCAGCGAGTGCCGCTAGGATTGTTTTATGCTCTGTCATCTCAGTTTCCCTTTGTCTCTGTAATGCGTGAAATAAGTTCTAAGCGAACCGCCGGATGCTTGTCGGCAATCTCGGCTACGACCTGCATCAGATAGCCCAGCTTGAATGAGCAGGTGTCGCCATATGGCTGATCGCGCTTAACGTCCAGCAAGGCGGTTATGATCTCAAAGTCTGTCATTAGAAGTTCCAGCACTTAGCGCCGAAGTCAGCCGCCAGCTTGCGGGCCTCACGCTTGTTGTTGACTGAGTAGCCCTGCACATACTCGCGGCGACCATTCTCCAGCTTGGTAAGCCAGAGCATGGGGCTAATCTTTGATGTGCCGTTGGTGTATTCCGCTGTAAGCATTTCTAAACTCCCTTCGTTTCTAACAAGGCCACCATAAGCCCTGATTTGAGGAATGCAATAGCAAAAAATATATTGCAATGCGTTTTTTTTAAACCTAAGTGACGTTTGTCGAAAGGAGACATCATGGAAATTCAAGTTCGAGAATTGCTCTCAAAGGCCGCGTATCATGGGATTACCCGTAAGGCGATTGTAGAGAAGGCTGGCATCGCTATTACCAGCTTCACCAACTGGAGGAACAAAAGCCCTCGCTTATCAACTCTCAATAAAGCTAGTATTGCTCTTGATGAGTTGATTAAGGAAAGGGCTGCTAGTGAAGAAGTGGAAGGCTAAGAAGGCTTACTGCGCTGAGGGCCACAAGCACGACAGTATCTCTGAGGCCAAGCGCTGCGATGAGCTTCACGATATGCAGGGCCGGGGTTATATTGACGATCTCATCGTCTGGCCCCAGTTCTGGTTTGTCATCAATGGCCGTCAGGTCAAGCACGACAATGGTCGGAGACTTGGATACCTAGCCGATTTTCAATACACGCTCAACGGGCGCGAGATCGTCGAGGACGTTAAGCCTTCTTCCAAAGCCGTTGACAGCCGCGACTGGCCGATCCGTAAAGCTCTGTTTAAAGCGCTATTCCCAAGCCATGAATTAAGGGAAATAAGGCCGGAGCGGAGGAAGGGAGTAACTCAACGCCCCGGCCACGCCAAAAAGGCGCAAGACAATAATAGTAGAAGTGGAGATATTTAGCAATGTTAACAATCAAGCATAATCGACAAGAGGTTCAATACCGCCCGCAGCCGCCAGTGCGTGAAATCCTAGTGGCTAAACCCATTCCGCCAAAGCCGTCATTCATCAGCCAGAAGATGCAGGATGCAATTGCCCGGGTGCTTTCTTCCTCTGGTCTTACGACTGAGGACTTGTTCGCAAAGCGCCGGGATCGCCCGTTCGTTGAGGCGCGCCGCAAGCTGATGAAAATAATGTATCACGAGTTTAAGTGGTCAGCCCAGCGGATCGCAAATTACCTCGATATGGACATCTCTACGGTCCAGTATCATCTGGGAATGCGTCAACGCTCAAAGGCAAAATATGGCGCTTTGAATGACGATTGAGTTGTGTTAAGAAAGGCGGGCGAGGAGGAAGTTAGCAGCTTCCATCCCCGCCTAAGCCAAGCGATTCTAAGGAAAGGCAAATCGCGTGACACGAAAAGTTCTTACAATTTCCGCTCCAAAAGAGCAAGGCGTTAAGGTTGATGAATACATCCCTAAACGCTGCGATACCTGCAGATTTTATCAATCAGGCACTGGCGTATTAGCTGGGGAGTGTCGCAGAAGATCCCCTATGATTAGCCCTGATTGCAAATACTGGCCGCCAGTTGCTCCTGATATGTGGTGCGGCGAATATAAACGACTTCCTGTGCAGGTGTCGTGATGCACTATTTTCAATTTAATATTGGCGATTACGCCAGCCACACGCGCCACCTCTCACTGCTAGAGGACTTGGCGTATCGACGGCTGCTCGATCTATATTACCTCAAGGATGGTGAGGTGTATGGAGATGAGGCTGAAGTCGCTCGTCAGATCGGTATGAGAGAATGCGTTGCAGAGGTAACGCAGGTGCTTCAGGACTTCTTTTGCATTGGAGAGGATGACCGCTGGACACATGACAGATGTGATGCAGAAATAGCCAAATTCCGCGAAAAATCAGAGAAAGCGTCTAACGCTGGCAAGGCATCTGCTCAACGGCGGCTCAACGGACGTTCAACGGACGTTCAACCAACCAATAACCAAGAACCAATAACCAATAACCAAGATATATCATCCTCTAACGAGGATGTGTCATCTGGGGATGACCTGACAGTGGACGATGTTATCTCAGCTTGGAATGATCTGGCACAGGAATGTGGGCTATCGAAGGTGACTAAGGTTACGGAAACCAGACGAAGGCATATCAAGGCCCGGATAGCTGAATACGACAGCGATGACTGGTCAAAGGCGATGGGCGCAATCTATCGCTCAAAGTTTCTTCGGGGTGAAAATGATCGGGGGTGGAAGGCTGACTTCGACTTCTTGCTTCAACCGAAGAGCTTTATCAAATTAGTGGAGGGATCATATGACCGATAGCTTTCGCTATGGCAGCGTCTGCTCGGGGATTGAGGCGGCAACGGCAGCATGGCATCCGCTAGGCTGGGAGCCAGCTTTCTTTAGTGAGATTGAGCCATTCCCTCGTGCCGTCTTGGCGCACCACTATCCAGACGTTCCTCTACATGGGGACTTCACTACAATTAAGGGAGATGAATATGGATCAATTGACCTTCTTGTCGGAGGAACCCCTTGTCAGTCCTTCTCAGTCGCTGGCCTCAGAGGAGGCTTGGATGATGATCGTGGCAACTTGGCGCTTGAGTTTCTTAGACTTGCTCAGAGAACACGGGCCAGATGGGTGGTTTGGGAGAACGTCCCCGGCGTCTTGTCATCAAATGGAGGACGGGACTTTGGTTCCATTCTCGGGGGATTGGTCGAACTCGGGTATGGGTTCGCCTACAGAGTGCTTGACGCTCAGTTCTTCGGAGTGGCCCAACGCCGCCGCCGTGTGTTCGTTATCGGATATCTTGGAGGCGCAGCCCGTGCCGCAGCGGTTCTTTTTCAGCGCGGCAGCTTGTCGGGGGATACTGCGCCGATCTCTGCGAAGAAAGGTGACTTTCACGGAAATGGTGAAACATCATTTGGAGGCTGTAGCCTCGGCTCAACCAATAAACGAACAATCATAAACTCGTTAACTGCTCATGGCGGTCATAGGAATGAGGTAACAGATATTGCGAGCGGTTTTGCTGTTCCATTTTTCATTGATGGAAAGCCTGCGATTAGGAGGATAACCCCAATCGAATGCGAACGTCTTCAAGGGTTTCAAGACAACTTCACACGTATCCCATGGCGCAACAAATCAGAAGATGACTGCCCTGATGGGCCACGTTACAAAGCATTAGGAAACTCAATGGCCGTCCCAGTTATGCGCTGGATCGGAGAGCGGATTAAGAAGGTAGAGGAATTATGACCGATAAGAAAATCAATTTCAGCAACGGCCAAGGCGCTCGCTACGGCCTAGATATGCTGCAAGCTCACTGCGCGACGATCAATCAGAACAGTTGGGTTAGGGAGTCTGGAAAGCGCTACGTCATCGCAAAGGATGATACTGGCCGCCATTACCTCGATCTGCGCTCGATCAGACAGGAAACGGAGTAACCATGCCAAGGGGTAAGCCAATTACTTTAAACCAGCTCAACCAGATCAATCACGATCTCGCCAAGCCCGGAGCAACGAGAAAAATTGTTGCTGAAAAGCACGGGCTATCCGAGGCAACAGTTGAGCGAATAGATATTGTGAGACGCAATGCCAAAGAATACTGGACGCACCCCTCCCTTCGAGAGAGTTGATGTGATCTTCCGCAACGGACAGATCAAGCGAGGCATCGATCCTACCAAGTGGCGCTGGAAGACTTGGGACTTTGAAGCGGATTTTGATATTGTGATGTGGCAGAAAACCATATTAGATGAAAAATAATTGCATTTAGCTATTGACCAATGCGTTTTAGGCGTTAGGATGGGCTGCATAGAAACGAAGGGAATTTAGAAATGGAAGACAAGCAGGTATCGCTGAACGAAGTCATCAAGCTGATACAGGAAGATGTAGCTAACATGCGCTACTCGTTTGACGGCAAAAAGGAATGGATGTTCGCGGCTGATGTCGTTGAAGATTTGATCGACATCATCAAGAACCATACTTGGTAAGGGAGACTAGAAATGAAGACCACTTGGAAAGAAACCATTCTCACCGCAGCTTGCACGTTCGCAATCGGACTGTGCGCCACAATCGCTTTTGCATGGGAGGCCGCACTGTGACCAGCTATCGTGACTATCTCGCCCTCAAGGGGCTAAAGCCTATCGTCATCGAGCGCACCGCAAAGAAGAAGGGCGATAAGGTTATCACCAGCAGCTACCGCAAGGCGGAGTTGGTAAAATGAAGAGCGCCATTATGATCCGGCGGACAAAGCCGATCTCGGTGTCTCGTTTGCCAGACCGATCTGATAGCCGGGAGAAATACTTCGCTGCAATGCTCGAAGGCTCCAAAGCGCTCTGCCAGTCTATTCTGGAAACCAACAAGCTGCACGGCCCTATGACTGAGGTGGAGCAGGTAGATGCAATCGGCTGGGCCTACGATGTAAAGGTAATTCGATAGGAGGGTGTTATGATAAGCGGTTGGATCGTTCTTGGAATTGCAGCGCTGATGTTTCTGTGCGGCTGGTGTCTTGGGTTCGCTTACGGCCTCCGGTTTGAGGAAGATATGAAGGGGGATGGAAATGAATAAAGTTCTGATCGCGCTGGCCGCTCTAGTCTTGCCAACGGATGCTTTGGCCTCTTCATGGGTAAAGGTTGGAGAGAGCCGGGATGGCACAACAACTGCATGGATTAACACAAGGTCGATCCAGAAGGGAAAGGACTTCACTGCTGGATGGTATCGCCTCAACCTATCAGGCGGTGAATACGCAATTATCCTTGGCGCGTTCAATTGCCCGACCCATACTTACATGGATGTAAAGGGGGCGTATTACGAACGCAACGGCAGCAACAGCAGCATAGCTGGTAAAAAGACTTGGGAGATGCCAGTTCCTGATAGCATAATGGATGGCGTTGTAAGCGGATTTTGCGAGGACTCTTGGAATGACTGACACACCACCAGACTGGGTGCTGATCGAAGCTGCGAAGCGGTCTGATTATGAGGACTTTTCTTTGTCGGAACTGCGCGAACTGTCCGATGGACATCCCATGTTCCGCGCCCTCTGCGACATGATCCAGAAATACGAGCAGCGTCCATTGATAGTCGATAGGAAGATGCTGTGCGCCCGCGAAGCGGAAGCGCAGATATTGGAGCATATCGGCGCAAATCACTCAGCGGACAGGGTGCGGATAGGTGAATACGATGGGGGCGACGAAAACCTTATCGCTCTCCGCGCCATCGAACTTTGGGAGGAGGGCTTTGGCCGTGACTGACGATTTAAAACCATGTCCGTTCTGCGGAGGTGAGCCAAAGGTTTTCCATCATCAAAACAAGTGGGTTGGCGAGACATGGCATATCGAATGCCTTGACGACAATTGCGGGTGCGGGACTTGCCACCACGATAGCCCGGAGATCGCTGCAACTGTGTGGAACCGCCGCACCAAACCACAAGCGGCAGAGATAGAACATCTCCGCGAACTGCTAGCCGCTGCGTATATCGAACTGTCTGGCAAGCAAGAACACGCATCTGACTGCGCGACATCAAACGCGCCAGCCATGACGCCGGGGAGGTGTGATTGTGACTGACGATGACAAGACGCTGGTGAAGCGGCTGCGGTGGTCAGCATCTGGCAAAGTAGGTGCAGAGCAAGCGCGGCTTGAGCGCAATGCCGCCGACCGCATCGAAGCCCAAGCGGCAGAGATTGAGCGGCTGCGGGAGGCGTTGGGTGAACTATCCGGAAATACCGGAAAGTTACCGATCCGGGAGAATGAGAATGGTTGAGCTTAATCGCGTGGACCAAGTTGGTCCGCACACTTATGAAATCTACGGAAAGCACCATTTACCACATAAGGGTGAGCATAAGCTTGTCGCAACAGTGAAGATGAACTTTCGTGAGAACAGTCTGACTGATTGCCAGAACTTGCCGGTTCTTTTCATGAACGCTCAAGTTTATCGTGATGAAAATATGCGGCTGCAACATCAGGTCGATAAACAAATAGCAGACAACGAGAAGCTGCGTGAGGCGTTAACGCAGATAGCCCGCTTACGGACAGACTTGAGCGGCGACTTTTCGCTTGGCTCGAAGCAATCGGACATCGCCCGCGCAGCACTGGGAGAGACGGAATGAACGGCGTGACCCAATGGGAAGCCCAAGAAATCATCCGCGAGAAAAATGCCCTCATTGCGGCGCACTCTGCGGAGATTGAGCGCATCAAAGACCGATTGGGTTGGATATGCGCCGTCATGGATTTAGACGACGATGTAACGCTACAGTGGATATACACTGAGCTTCAAGCTCTGAGGGGCGTGGAATGACTGAATACCCGGCATGGATATGCGAAAACTGCGGAGAGGAATACGGACGCAGGGAATGCGGCATCGCAACGTGGCATCCAGATGAATGCGGTATTTGCGGTGAATACTCCTACGTCACGGAGCCAAGGGATTATGGACATCTGAAGGATGGATGGGAAAAGGCGGTGAAGCGTGGTTGATAAGATTATCGTGCCAGTAGAGATCGATTGCGTGGATCAGATCGTCCGCAGGTGGATCAAGGTTCATATCAACTGGTCAAAGGAAGCGCTTATGAACCCAATAACCCATGAAGAGGATGTGAGGGCTTATAAGAAGGACATAAAGGCGTTTAAGCGTATACTCGATTATATCGGAGACGACGAGTGAAGCACGACCCTAACTGCGCGATTGTTCGCCTTGGAGACATCAGAGCTTGGTGTGACTGCGGCGCTGATAAGAAGGTTAAGTTGACAAAGAAGGCAACAAATACGAAATAGGGCGGATGGAACAGGAAGTTAAAGAAACTGAGAATAAGTTTGGAAACCTTCCCGGCCCCGGCCCCGGTCGGCCAAAGGGTTCGCCCAATAAAACGACAAGCCTCGCAAAGTCTGTAATTGCTGAGGCTGCTGAGCGTTTGGGTGGAGCAGATAGATTAGTTGAATGGGCGCGAGAGAATGCTGGCAATGAGCGAGTATTCTGGGGGACGATCTATCCGAAACTTCTTCCGCTTCAGGTTAACGCTGACATTGAAGGCAAGATCGCTGTAAGGGGAGCTTTGGTGTGGAAAGCCCCGAGGTAGAAGCCCCCGTAGAGGTTGAAGATACTCTCACCGACATAGAGTGTGATTATCGCCCACGCATCCAGTTTATGCCATTGCATGAACGTGAGACGCGCTGGGCTATTGTTGTTGCCCATCGACGCGCTGGTAAGACTGTTGCTTGCGTCAATGATATCATCAAGGAAGCGTCCTGCTGTATTAAACCCAACCCTCGCTTCGCCTATATCGCTCCCCAGTTAAACCAAGCCAAGGACATCGCTTGGTCTTACCTGCTTGAGCATACAGAATGCTTCGGCCCGGAGCGCAGGGTTAACGCATCAGAACTTTGGGTAGAGCTGCCTAACAACAACGCTCGTATCCGTATCTACGGCGCTGACAACCCAGACCGCCTCCGTGGTATCTATCTTGATGGCTGCGTTCTCGATGAGTTTGGGGATATGAACCCTACTGTCTGGACGCAGGTGATCCGCCCCGCATTGTCTGACCGCAAAGGCTGGGCGATCTTTATCGGAACACCGAAGGGTAAGAATACATTTTACGACCTGTGGCAGAACGCAGAGAACGACGAAGACTGGTCGCGCCTGATGCTGAAGGCCACTGACACCGGGCTGCTTGACCAAAAGGAACTGAATGACGCTCGACGGATGATGAGCGAGGAAGAGTTTGCACAGGAATACGAGTGCAGCTTTGAAGCGGCTATCCGTGGAGCCTATTACGGCAAAGAGTTTAGCGAGATGGATCAGGCTGGCCGCATTACGTCAGTGCCTTACGATCCGGCCCTCCCAGTGCATACCGCGTGGGACTTGGGTATGTCTGACTCGACTGTTATCTGGTTTGTTCAGGCGCACGGCGGTGAGACACGTTGGATCGATTGCCTGAAGGGTGAAGGCGCTGGCCTTGACTGGTATGTAAAGCAATTACAGGACAAGCCCTATATCTGGGGCAATCACTATCTTCCGCATGACGTTAGGGTGCGAGAACTGGGAACAGGGAAGAGCCGCCTTGAGGTTTTGCAGGAACTTGGTCTACGCAACATTGAGATTGCGCCGCGCATGGACATCATGGACGGCATACAGGCGCTTAGGTTGCTCCTGCCGCGCTCGTGGTTCGATAAGGACAACTGCAAGACCGGGATCGAGGCCCTGCGAATGTATCGCCGCATCTATGACGATAAGAGGCAAGAGTTTCAGTCGCACCCGTATCACGACTGGACTTCGCACTACGCAGACGCGGCGAGATACTTTGCCATAGCGCATAGAGAGCAAATGGGCTATACAGCACCAATTAAACGCAACATTCGTGGTATTGTTTGATGAAAACTCCTGCTTGGCAGCGTAAAGAAGGGAAGTCCCCGTCTGGTGGCCTAAACGCTAAGGGCCGTGCGTCTGCCAAGGCAGAAGGCATGAACCTGAAGCCGCCTGTTAAATCTGGTGACAATCCTCGGAGGGCATCATTTCTAGCGCGTATGGGCAATATGCCGGGGCCGGAGCGTAATGCGAAAGGCGAACCGACCCGCCTACTACTATCTCTGCAAGCGTGGGGTGCGTCATCTAAAGCAGACGCGAGATCGAAAGCTAAAGCCATCTCCGCTCGCAACAAGGGGAAGTCTAAATGAAAAAACTTGACGCAGCCGCCAAGAAGATCGCCAAGGTAATGGGCGAATACAAGCGTGGCACTCTTCACGCTGGCGTAAACCCCAAAGGCCCAGCGAAGGCTCCGATGGCTTCTTCACGCAAACAGGCGATTGCCATTGCGCTTTCTGAAGCTGGCAAATCGAAAAAGAAGTAAGGCGAAACTATGGCATATCGCAAGAACAGCAAGCCCTCGAAGGCTGAAGTGGCTAACGCCTCAAACGGCTATCAGGACACTGGTGTGCCTAACGCAAACAGCGAAGGCGAAAGCAGCGATATGTCTGAAGGCATGGAAGTCTCCATTGAGGACGGCGAGTTCGAGGTAGAAATGCCTGAGAACGAAGCCATGTCCGAGGAGGAAATCCAGAACATCGTCCGCGGTGAGATCGATGACGCTGAGTCATACATTGATGACGTTATCTCTCCCGAGCGCGCTCTGGCTGGCCAGTATTACAAGGGTGAACCCTTCGGCAACGAAGAGGAAGGCCGCTCTCAGGTCGTCTCAATGGACGTTCGAGATACTGTTCAGGCTATTCTTCCTTCGATTATGCGTGTATTCTTCGGCTCGTCCCGCGTTGTTGAGTATGCCCCCAATCGGGCTGAGGACATCCAAATCGCCGATCAGGCCACGGATTACGTCAATTACTGCCTGACGCGGGACAACAACCTCTTCATCCACGCCTATGCGATGTTCAAGGATGCTCTCATCCGCAAGAACGGCTTTGGCAAGATTTGGTGGGATGAGACTGAGAAGGTTGAAACCTATGAGATCGAAGGCATTGATGAGAACGGCTATCTTGTTCTCATGTCTGACCCTGATGTTGAACTTCAAGAAGTTGAAGTCGAATACGCAGAGCAGGAAATGGCAACCCCTGAAGGGATCGTCACTGTTATCGAAGTGCCGACCTACAGTGCCAAGGTTGTTCGCCGGACGAAAGAAGGCCGACTTAATATTGCCGCGCTTCCTCCCGAAGAACTACTGATTGACCGCCGCGCCAAGTCCATCAACGACTTCGACTTTATCGGCCATCGTCGGTATATGACTGTCTCCGAGCTTGTAGCTATGGGCTATGAGCAGGACGAGGTTGAGCAGCTTGGCTTTGAGACGCAGGACGACTTCGAAGGCAATCAGGAAGCGTTTGACCGCAACCCTCAGGCTACCATCCTTGGTGCTGGGCGCACGGACGTTGCCAGCCGCAAGGTTCTCTACATCGAGGGTTATCTCTACATTGACGTAGACGGGGACGGCATTGCTGAATTGCGCAAGGTCTGCGTTGGCGGAACTGCGTATAAGTTGCTGCACGAAGAAGCGGTTGACGCACATCCCTTCTTTGACTTCTGCCCCGATCCTGAGCCGCACACGTTCTTCGGTATGTCCGTTGCTGACGTTGTGATGGACATTCAGCGCATCAAGTCGTCGATTATGCGTAACACGCTCGATAGCTTGGCCCAGTCGATCTATCCCCGCATGGGTGTTGTCGAAGGTCAGGTGTCGATTGAGGACGTTCTGAACACCGAAGTCGGTGGCATCATCCGCATGAAGTCTCAGGGCGCTGTGCAGCCGTTCGTTACGCCGAACGTGTCTCAGGCCGCGTTCCCGATGTTGGAATACATGGACGCGGTAAAGGAAAGCCGCACAGGCATCACGAAGGCTTCTGCTGGCCTTGACCCCAACGCCTTGTCTAATTCCACTGCAACGGCTGTTAACGCGACTGTGACGGCATCTCAGCAGCATATTGAACTAATCTGCCGCATCTTTGCCGAGACTGGCTTCAAGTCGATGATGGAGAAGGCGCTCAAGTTGCTGGTGAAGCATCAGGACAAGCCGCGTCTGGTTCGCCTCCGCAATGAGTTTGTGCCTATCGATCCCCGCGTTTGGGACGCAAACATGGACGTTGTGGTCAACGTGGCCCTTGGCACTGGCTCCGATCAGCAGAAGATGGGCTTCCTGAACGTCATTGCTCAGAAGCAGGAAATGCTGTTGCAGCAACTCGGCCCGATGAACAACCCGCTGGTCAATCTGGAAGGCTACTACAACACGCTTGAGCAGATGCTGGCTGTTGCTGGCTTCAAGGACGTTACGCAGTTCTTCACGAACCCGCAGGGCTTCCAGCCGCCCGCTCCTCCGCCTCCGCAGCCGACCCCAGAAGAGATTTTGGCACAGGTTCAGGCGCAGAGCATTCAGGCTGACATTCAGAAGAAGGCCGCTGAACTTGAATTGCAGCGTCAGGATATGCTTCTGAAGGATGATCGTGAGCGCGATAAGTTGGATGCAGAGGTTATCCTGAAGTCCGCTGAGATCGAAGCCAAGTATGGCACTCAGGTCAACACGGCTAACATCGAAGCGCTGATGCAGCGTGATCGTGAACTGATCCGCCAACAGGCTGAAGTCGAACGCGCTGTAATGGCCGCACAGGCTCAGTCGGTTCAAGCTGCGCAATCCGCACAAGCAGCGCAGGATCAAGCCTTCGCTGACCAGATGGCCGCCGAACAGATGGCCCAGATCGCAGCCCAAGAACAGGGGATGATGTAATGGCGACTAATCCACGCAACGCTATTATCTCGCAAATCCAGTCGATGGCCCCTGAGTTGCTCAAGGGCGTTGACGTTAATTATCTCGATGATGCGCGCCTTAATCGTGTGCTTGAAGACGCAAAGCGCATGGCGTTTATGGATCGCTCGCTGGCCTATGGTATGGCTAACCCTGAAAGGCAGTATGCCTTTGAAAATCCCGCAGAATACTTTGAGGCCTTCGGAACGATCCCGGTAAACTTCCAAGGCACTTCCGGCTATTACGATACAAAGGAAAAGGCACAGGACATTCGGTATCTTACGCCGGATGCGAACGCCTCCTACCGCCTTGTCAGCCCTAAGTCTGGTCAGGTTCTTGGCACAGGGACGGGCCAGCAGGGATTGCTTGATCTTGCGACACAGGCGAACCGCCTGAACACCGAACTTGGCCGTGAAGCCGACTGGCAGCTTGTTCAGACTGGCCCCGGTGGCGATCAGGTAATCGGGACAAACAAGTATAACTCAGACCGCACCCTGCTCGGCAAAATCTTTGGCCCTATCATGGATGTTGGCCTCCCTATTCTTAGCTCCGCTCTAATCCCCGGCGCTGGCTTTCTTGGAACAATTCTTCCGGCAGCGGCTGGCTCCGCAGTTGCAAGTGCCGCTAATGATCGCAGCTTAAAAGATACGTTGCTCCGTGCGGCTATCGCTGGCGCTGGTGCGGG